TATACATTTTTTTATTTGTACCTTTGCCTTCAACGACAAATTTTACACTTGATACTTCTTCTGTGATTAATTTCATTGTTCTTAATTTGTATATCCTACAGATGTACCCAAGACACTAGCATGAGCAGCAAAGATTGCCTCGGTTGATTTTTTCTCTACAAATTCAACAGTGTTACCTGGCATTGTAAAAGTTCCAATTGTTGATGATCCTCCGACTTCATCAATAATAGATACTAGTCTTGCGGTAGCACCATTATTGCAAAGACGCACTACAGTTGCATTTCCAAATGTGGAAGCTCCTGCAGCATCAGTACCACATGCAGCCTGACTACCTGTTACTAAAGTTCTATTCGCCATCGGGTTCTTCCTCTTGTGGTTCTTGGTCTACTTCATCTTCAACTTCATCACCAAACAATCCAGCAGATACGTTTGGTCTTTCTGCCTCTACTTTTTCTGCTGTTTTAGCGTATAGCATATCTTTTATCCTATCGCTAATATCTGACGGTGACTCATTGTCAATCATCAAATCAATTAAATCATCCATTGTGACACAAAATAACTATAACTTATTTATATCTCTCCGCCCTTCGGCATTCTGATATCAGTTGCTTTTGTTGCTCCTGCATCTGTTGCCTTATCGCTACCAGTATCTAAATCTGGTTCATTTACTGGTTGACCTAAACTCATTTCTGAATTTGGATTTTGCATTGGATCTGCTATTTGATCCACAGGCATTCCACTATTTGGATCTACAGGCATATTTGGATCTGCAATTATACCATCTTCTATTTCCTTCTTCATTTGTTTATCCAAATCTTTAATATCATCTTCAGTTTGTTTAAGAACTTTAGTACGAACATAATGTGCAGAAAAATATTTACCCATGTAGGGTTCCATTGCAGCGACTACACCTAATTGCTCATTTAATAATTCATTTGCCTTAAGATCTGAGAAATGGTTATCATACAAGAAATCAAATTGGATATGATCACTTAGTTCTTCCCAATCATCAGGAGTACAAATATTTTTAAGAATCAACTGAGTTTTCAACATATCCATGAATATTTGGGAAAATCTCTTACGTAATCTACCTACAAATTTAGTAAACTTAAGTTCATCTCTTAATATTTCAGATGAACGACCTAAGTTAAATCCACCTTGACTATCCAATCTACTTGATGGAACATTTAATGACTTATAAAGTTTAGTTTGAAAATATTCAATATCAGTAAGTTCTCCAAGATTTTGTCCACCAGGAAGTGTAGTGATTTCTGTTCCTCTACCACCCTCTCTTCTTGGTAACCAAAAATCTTCAAGCATCGCCATGTACTTACGATCATCACGAATCTCTCCAGTATCAGCGTTATATACTAACTTATTACGATAACGATTCATAACGTCACGTAAATATTGCTCTGCCTTAATTTTTGGAAGATTGCCAACGTCAATATAAAATATTCTTCTTTCTGGTGCTCTTGATAATCTGTAAATAACAAGGCTGTCCTCAACCATTCTTAATTGGTTAAGAGACTTAATTGCTTTATGTAAATATGATAATACTGTTTGTTTATTACGATCTACTAAACCTGATGTACAATATGTTACCGCATCTTTTGCAATCTTAATTGTCTTAGCATTTCCTCTAACAGGCATATATCCTGCTTGTTTTGATGCAGCACTTGGATCATATAAGTAGTATTCTTCTATCTTTGGTGTCTCGTACGCTCTTAAATCATTTGGTCCTAACTTATCTGTAACTATTGGTGACTGATAATTTGGTCCAAGTTTTTCTTGTTTTCTAATTAATCTAATCTTTAACGGGTCAATATATCTTACTTCCTGAATACCTTCTTCTGGTTTCTTTAAATCTATTACTTTATGATAATATACTCTTCCATCAATATACCAAGTTCTAAAAATTTCATGACATTTTTTGTCAAATCCTAAAAGTTTTTTAATATGTTTAAATTCATCTCGGATAGAATCTTTTAATCTATCAGACGCATTTAGATTTGATAATTCAATCTCTACAGGTGAATCATCTAAATCTGACACTATTGCTTCATTTACAACATCTTCAATTGCACTATCACATTCTGGATGTAAGCACATTTCACGATATCTACGTACCAAATCTTGCTCATTCTTATATACTCCCTCGATATCTACGTATTGACCGTAGAAACCGCTGGAGATATAAAAATCAGATTTATCCTCTTCGTTAGAAGGAATTGGAGAGACGACAGCCTTTGACTTATCGTCTTTCGCAACCTTTGGTAACTTGAATCCAAATAACTTATTGTTAGTTGCCATGAATATAGAGTTTTGAAAATATTATCTTTACTATTTAGACACCCGTACCAACTTGAGTTTGAGCAAGAGGATCCATAGTATCATACCACTGATACTGCATCTCTACTGTAAACTCTTCAATTGTATCATTACTTCCGTAATCTAAAGTAATTTCACCGACTGTTGTTGGGTATGCACCAATAAATTGATACATCTTTAGAACAGGTAGACTTGCATCAGAAATTGGTGAAGGTCCACTAACTGCTGCTCTTCCTAACTGACGAACAATCATTGGTTGCTGATAGTCAGCAGGATTTACTAAACCAGCATTATCTTCATGCTTGTTTATTAAGTTACTCCATCTTTCAAATGCAGTTCTAATATTAAAATCAATATCATTAATAACAGTGATTGTCCAAGGAGCGTATGTCCTAGTTCCAGCAATCTTTAATTGCCTTCCCCTGAATGGAACTTCAATATTAGTAACTGTAGATGCAGGTAACTGTGCTGCCTTAACTAAAAATCTTACCTTATCTGAAAGGTCATCCTTACTGGTTGTGGTTGGAACTGCATCATCTGGGAAATACATCTCGCACTCAAATAAATTAGGACGAGCACCACCACCAACCATTCTACCCTTGAATGCATCAAGGGTACGATCTTTAGTTGAAGGAATGTTTAGGTTTGCCATTAACTTTTTCCTCTGTGTTTAATTAAACGTTTCCAACGACTTCTTCAAAACTTACTCCTGTGCGTGTAGCAACAAATGTAAGTCCGATAAAGTTGATTGATCTGACTGGTTTGACAAAGATATCAGCTCTAAATTGATTAGAATCGATAATGTCGGGAGTGTTATTTGTTTCATCGCAAATAACCACGAAATCAGTAATACCTCTCTTCGCTTTTACATCACGAAGGAAAGGATCAACAATGTTCAAGAAATTAGATCTTGTAATAACATCGTTGAATTCAAAGAGTTGTGCTCTTGCTGCTCTTTCAATTGTAGATTCAATTGTGAGGAACAAACGACGAACATTAATTCTATCAAATGCTGATGCTACTCCAAGTCCAGTTTTGTCTCCAAATAAGATGATACCTGAACCAGGTGAGAATATAACTGGGTTAATTCTCTTAGGATAAAGTAGATCTCTCTGTGACTGTGATGGGTTGTATGCTAACTTAACCGCACCATTGATTGCTCCTCTTGATGCACCTGCAGGTGAGAACCAAGAGAATTGATTGATAGAAGTTCTTGCCATTAATCCAGCAATATCACCATTAAGTGGGATATATCTGAACTCATTGTTAAACCTATCAAACATATATTTGTAACCACTATCAAATACGCAATATGATGAAGATGGTAGTGGATCAAAGAAATCAATTATATTTTGTGTTTGATTATCTGAATTAGATACGTTTACAACACCTGTTTTCCAAGGAGATATACATGCAATGCAGTCTTTTCTTGTAGATGCTACATCTATAAGTTTTCTTGCTTTTGCTTGTGCCTCTGCATTTGAAAGACCAGATGAAGGACCTTGAATCAAGAAGTTGATTGAATACTCTGCTTGATTGGTAAAGATATCATATGCACTAATAACATCTGCAAGTGATGCATTATATCCACCACTTGAATCATAGTTTTGACCACCACTTAATGTGTATGTGCTAACACCAATACCAGCATATGTTTTTCCTTGTGCATTAGTTGTCCAGTTTCCTGTTCCAGTTAATGTCCAGTTTGTGCCACCTGCTGTTGCAGTTAGTCCAGTTGCTTGTCCTGTTGGAGCACCACCTGCATAGATGTTACTTGAAACTCTTGCAAGATAATCTTTATAGTAGTTTGGTTCTGATGGTGAAACTCTACCATCTTTTGCTTTTGAAAGACTTAAGTGTTTCTCGATGATGTTACCTGCAATTCCAGTAACACTTCCTGTATCATCAACAACTACAATATGAATTTCATCATTTCTACCTGATCTTTCACCTGCATACTCAGATGTTCCAGGTTTTTCTGCAATTGATTTCCAGAATACAGTTGAGTTTGTAAGTCCTAGTGTTTGCTTATCATACCAATCTGATGATGTTGCACTATTGAACGTTGCATGTACTGTGGAATCAGGTTCAACAACTTTAATTGGGAAGTTAACCTCTGCCTGATTGCCTCTGGAAAATGTAAATTCTACATTGTCACCAGTAGTAGCGATTCCTGAGATTGCTTTATCAACAGAAATAATACTAGCTCCGATAGCAACAACTTTTGTATCAGCAGAAACTGTAATAGCGGTTGTAGTAACCCCAACACTGTCTCCTACCTGAATATTTGCAGTTGCAATACCACTAATTGTAGCATCAAATGACTCGTTGGTTACACCAGTTACGGTGCTGATATTTGTTGATCCAGTTTGTTTTACAACAGGAGCAATAAATTTTGATGGACTATCGTTAGTACCTTGTTTGTATGTTACTGGAGTAGATACATTTGCTGAAGATACTTTATCGGTTATCTTTACATCAATTGTATGATTATCTGTATCGACTGCTGTGATAACACCTCTTAGGAATCCTGATGCTGATGAAGTTGCTCCTATACCAACTTCTAGTCTTCCATCAATTGATTGTGTTACACCTAAACCAACCATTCCAGAAGTTACTCCAGAACCGACTGAAATTCTTTGATCTGCAAAATCATCAACTACACAAACTTTTAAATCATTTAAACACTTACCAGGATACTTTGCTGCATAATTAAAACTTACCGCACTTGCATAATTGTTTACGTAGTCTTCATAGTTTTTAATTTTTACGGTTGCACCTTTATCATTTGCGTTATTTAAAGTGCTATTGTCTGCTCTGACAACTCTTAAAACACCACCGTAAGATAAGTAAGACGATGCACTCATCCAATACTCGTACTGAGCATCATCTTCTTTAGGTTCTCCAAAAGTAGCAAGTAGATCCTGTTCTGTTTCAATGAGTGTTGGTACGTCTACAGGTCCCTTTTCAAAAGGACCAGCAATTGCACCCACTTGCTCATTGATAGCATCTACTCTGCCAATAGTCAAATCAACTTCTCTTACCTTGGTGCCAGGAGATACTAAGTTAAGTGACATGTCTTTTTCCTCTGACTGGTTTCAAATTTTTAACTAATAATATTTATAAATCACTCTTTCTTACATGCATTATTACATGTACTCCCACATATATGAACGATCCCCGTATTCATCTACGTTCCAGTTACTAGGAGCATCTCCTAAACGATCTAAATGTGTACCATCTTTATCAACATACCATCTATCTCCATCATCATCTACAAAAGTATTTTCATCTAAACCATCAGATATAAAACCAAACGGTGCCATGTCTTGCTCAATCTGATTCTTCTGTTCTTCATATAATCTTTTTCTTACATCTTGATCTGTAAGTTCTTTAAAATAATCCTGTGCAACCAACCATGCATATATTACAAGACACATTGCAAGGTCATCATTACATCCTTCCTCTGCCTCAAATGAATTACTTTTAGATATAAATGTGGTAAGTTCTGATAATATTTCATAGTCTTTAAATAATACTTTATCTGCCTCTACCATTGTTTTAAGATTTAATGCACCAACCTTTTTGACAGTTTTTGACATCTTTACACCAAGTTGAGTTTTCTTTCCACTAAATCCCTGTCCTACAATCTGACCTGCACGACCTCTCATTGAACACATTAAAAGATTTTCATACTCTAAATCAAAGTTAAGTATTGCAGCAACCTGATCTCCAATATCATTTACTTCACAAAGAATAAATGCTTGATTATAATTAACTGCTACTTCATATATGATATTAGGAAACAACATTGGTTTGATTTCATTATTTCGATATTTTGCTACAACCTTATGAGGAAATGTTGTAATATCAACTATTACAAATGTAGAATAATCTTCACCAACACCACGAGCAACGTCAACTGTGCAAAGATAATCATGCTCCTTTACAGGATGCTCATATACATCTAATCCACCATTTGATGTTATCGGTCTTTCATATATTAATGACTTTAATTTTGCTGGATTAATTAACGTTCCAACAGATCCTAAGAACTGACACTCGAACTCAACACGAAACTGTGCTTCTGATGTGTTCTTGATTGTTTGTTCTTTCCATGCCTCATCACGACCTGGAACCTCAGACCAGTGAACTTCTGTTGTTACATAATCATTGTCACCTTTTTCTGCATCATTCCACATACGATAGAAATGATTCATACCTTTAGGTGTGGATACAATTATAATCTTTGTTGATTTACCAGATGATATTGTAGGATATACTGAACTAAAAAAGTCATCTGCAATATGATTTGGTACAAAAGCAAATTCATCTAAGAATATAATATTGAATGACATACCTCGAACAGCAGCAGCAGATGTTGATGCTGCCATGATCTTAGATCCATTGTCTAACTCTAAACTTCCTTTATTCCATACAAGAATGCCTTGTTGCATCCACTTAGGTAGATTCTCGTATGCAGTCTGCAACCTACCAAGTAGATCTCTTGCAGTTTGTGCTTTGTTTGCAAGAATACCTATGTTAACACTATCATTAAAGATAGCATAATGTAATAAGTATGATACCGATGTTGTAGATTTACCTGTTTGACGAGGCATCATACAGATATTAAATCGATGCTCATGAAATCTGTTTATTAACTTTTCCTGAAACGGCCACATATCAAAACCAACAAGACCCTCATCAACGTTGATGATCTTGATATAATTTTTTGCAAAATATACAGGATCTTCTCTACATTTTATAAATTCAGCAATCTGTTCTTGAGTAAACTCAATCTCAGTATTTGCTTTCTTTAGATTCGGATTTCCAAGATATACATTATTAGACATAACAGATTAGCAGTTCCACTTACGAAGTGACTTATTTATTCTTGAATCTGGATCTCTTGCAGTCTTAGCTGAGGTAAGTTTCTATTTGCTGCCTTTGATCCTTTCTTTAACTTAGATGGTTTTGTTGTAACTGCAGTCTTAAGTTTAGATCCAGGATTTGCTGCACGATATGATGCAACTCCTTTTGCATTCAATCCACCAGATGGATTCTTACCTGCCTTTCTTTGCCATGCAGGACTTTTTCCCTCAGTAAATGATTCTGGGTCAGGGTTATCTTGTTTCATTTTATGTTTTGCTGCTTTATCAGCAATATCATATTTTACTTTATCTAGAATTTTTTTGATAGGAGTTAATTTTGGTTTATTTTTCTTTCTTGATTGTTGCTCATTATTTGGTGCTGACTCTGCTTCTGCAACAAACTCTTCTTTCATTTCATCCTTTCTCACATATTCTTTTCCACCAGCCCCTATATCAGTTACCTTGACTTTGATCTTTGATGGATCACCAAGTTTAACTTTAACCATTTTTTTCTTTGCCTCTTCAACATAACCTAGTTCAGATCTCCAATCTTCTTTAGCTAACTTACGTGCTGCAGTATTGATACCTTTTATTCTTTTTTCTGTTTTTGCCTCTGCTTCAGTTCCTGTTTTATAATCCATATTAGCATTAGCACGACCTGCTTTTTCAGATTGTTTCGCTAAATCGTGAGTTGCTGACTGAACGTAGTTAGACATTGTAGACTTTTTAAGTTCAGTTATATTAGAAGAAGTATCGACCTCTAACTCCTCCTTCTTAGTCTTTTTTACGCAGTTTGGATACCTCTTACCGAACATTGTCTTCATACCTTTCTTCTCATATCCCTTCCAACACTTTTCCTGAAACTGTTGAAATGTTGCAGATGCAAATTCTTCATTACGTTCGGCTGGTTTACTTTTATAAATTTTGGTCAAAGTTTTTCTTTTCTTTTCAGTATCTCCAGTTTCAGCACGGTCATCCATTCTTCTAGTACCATAAGCATCTTGAGTTCTTTGATGTAACAACTCATTGGCTCTATTTAATCCTGCTGTTCTGCCTTTTTTCGTTCTATTCATATAATTTTTTATCATTGGAGTTTCTCTACCTTCTTTTCTTCTTTTAATAGCTCTTGCAGCACCTGCATACCTTTTATCTTGCTCCTGTTGTGCTTTCTTTTCATATTTTTGTAACGTTATATCAGAAAGTTCATTTATATTAGAAGTAGAAATTGGTTCAAATGATTCTTTCTTACTACTATTACCCCAATTTGCAGCACCAACTTTACGACATTTAACTAATGCACCTGATGCGTATGCAGATGGCCAAACTGAATATCTTGACTTGACCTTATGGTAACATGCGTCTTTCTTTCCGCTACCCTTTCCTTTCTTATCTTTTACTTCATATAAGAATAGTTCTTCATTCCTCCAATCGGAATACATGCTTTCTTTTTTCATTTTTTTCTTGGGGTCGGTTGAAACCATTGTGGGTGCTGCTGCACCTGATTTTTGTGGTTGATTGGGATCTGCTGCTCTCTTTCTTCTTGCAGCACTGTTCCTTTCCTTCTTACTCATAGATGCTCTCTTCGATGATGAAGTGCATTTTGGAGTTGTTTTTTGTCCAGGTTGACGAGCACATGGTTTCCCATCATACTTTCCACCAACTTGAACCCATCCTTTAACTTTACGACCTGATTTGGTAGTACCACTTGATTTACCAAACCATGCACGAAGACCTTCTTCGTTCATTTCCTTTTCTTTACCATCAAGATAATCTGCAGCAGTATCTAAGTAATCAGACGCTTTGGTTATCTTCGATTGAACCCACGCTTTGAAATTATCTTTCTTACGTGAATGTTTTTCAATTCTCTTTGATGCTTTACCTGCAGTTTTCAATTGATTCCGAATCATTTCTGGTTCGTGATCACCATGTTTTTCTTCTTTCATTGCCTTAGTCTTCTTTTTCATCGAATTGATAAACTTTCGATAGACTGCTGCTTCAGAGGTTTTACCCATCTCTCTCGCCCTTTGTTCCATAGCAACAGCCGCTTGGATCTTATGAGCATGTGATCGAGATGAATTCCTAATTTTTGAAACAGACGCTTTCGCTGTAGCAACATCCTTGAAACCAAGTCCATGAATAGTTCCTTTAGGATTTTCATCAGTATATAAATCAGAATGTTTTTTAGAGTTTGCAGGTTGACCCTTCTTACGAGGAATACGAGGATTTGATTCTTCGTTTACCTTTTCAATGTAATCTGCTTGTTTTCCGTGATTTTTGACTGACTTTCTAAGTTGCTTTACAATCTTAGTAAGTCTTTTGTCTTTTTCCTCATTCATCTTTTTCTTCTTTCCTTGACAATGTGCCTTTTGACTGAAACCTTTTGGGTTATTACAGTTAATTGACTTTTTGTATTTGGAACTCCAACCCTCATTCATTGTTCTTGACCAGAAAATAGTAAGGGTTTAGTTGGGTCATTTTTCGCAGGATCAAAATATAGTATAATAGCATTTGGATATGCCTTTCTCACTTCAAAAGCAACTTCTGCTTTGCTAGGTCTACTAAATTTAGGAAAGAACATATTAATATCATACATTTTTCCTCTCCAATTAAAGACAATATTATAAGTCCTTCCTCGTTCTTGAATACGAAGATATGACTCTCTAATGTCTTTAAATCTTTTCATAATAATATAGAACCTTTTATTATTTAGTCTTTTTAGGATCAGATTGTTTTTTTAATAATTTTTGTAATTCTGCAGTTGATCCAACAAATAATGCATTATTAACTGTAGACGGACCTTTTGGATCTTCTGCTTTTAAATCTTTCATTTTTTGTTGAAGATCTACTAACTTATCTGTAGTATCTGCAACGTTTTTAATTAACTGACTGACAACTTCAAACGCTCTTGGTTGTTGTCCTTCTTGAGCAACTTCCATGATACTATCAAGTGCTTCTTGTCCTTTTTCAATTAAAGAATATAAATTACCTCTCGTATATTCATAGTCACGAGTTGAATCATCTTTGTTTTTCTCTAACGTTTTTGCTTCTTTTTTAGAAGGTAACGACTCATCTTCATCTACAACTTCTATATCAAGAGAGTTGTTTATAGCATCAAATTTACTCATACGTCAACTCCTTTTGTTGGACTGTAAGTTCTACCATCATTAAATGCAAAACGATTCTCACTAAATCCAAAATCATCTCCTAGATTTTCTTCAACTAATGCATCGTCTGCAGCATTTATAGCACTAATTTTAGCACCACTATTATGAGTATCTATAACAGAGGAATATTGACCACGTTTTACAAGTAATGTATTTCCTGTAATTTTTCGGATAAACATGACTTCATTATCAACTTCAATATAGGTTTGTTCAACCAAACTTGTAGCATCAACCACACTAAATTGTGTTTTTACTGTATCTAGATTACCATCTAGATTAGTTACTGTATCATCAGTATAATCTTTAGTTGCAGTGGCAGTAGCAGTGTATCTAAGATCCCTTGACACATTCTTTCTATCTGCTGTACGAGCAGCATAATCGACCTGAACTTTTTTGATAAGTCCCTCGGAAGATGTTGGAACTGGTCCAAATAAAAATGTCTTTGCTGTAAAATTAAGTGTATGTGTTATTACTCTCTTCTCTTGGTATCCACTTCCATAATTATCGTCAAAAGTTAAATTATCTAAAACCATAGGTATATCTCTTTTCTCTCCTATAGATGAAACTAAATCTACAGTTAAATTAAATGATGGTTGAAAAAATGGAAGTATCTGTTCAATTATCTGTAATGCATCTTCATTATACTGAGTCATTATTCCAAGATTAAATCCAATATTATATGGAACTGGCATAAAAACTTTTTTGGCAACTTTATTCCCTACAGTGCTTTGTGCTTTAAAAGTTTGCATAGTTGAAACTTTTCTAGCAGCATCATATGTAACACTAGACATTTCAAATGAAAGTCTTGGTAATGTTATTGCAACTCTTTCTCTTAAATCTGGTTTTTGTTCTAATCTTGCAAGAAATTTTTCAATAGGACCATATGCAATTGGAACTCTAACACTTGTGTGAAGAGTACCATCTGGTTTCTTATGTTGAATATCAATCGTATTAAAAAGAGTACCAAATGCAATGATAGTCTTTCTGATAATTTCGTGATAATAGTAAGTTCCTAACATGATATTATTCTCATTTACTTAATTATTTAGAATTCACCGAATGGATTGATTTCTGAAAAATCTAAAATTTCATTTGCCTCAGTCTCAAATGGTGTGTTTTCATTGAATGCATCAGTGTCATCTTGAGTTGATACAGTTTTGACAATGTACTTTGCATCAGACCCGTTTGAAGTAGTTCCGATACCAACAACTGCCTCTCCAACTATAAAACTTCCGCTAGGTCTAGTAACTTTAAGAATTCTATCATCAAAATCCCATTCTTGCACAAATGCAGTTGTGCCAGATCCAACACCACGAACTAATTCTTTGTATAGATAATTTCCAGTTGCAAATCCAGCAGCAGCAGGTGGATCTATTGTTATGGTTGGTGCAGTAAGATAACCAGCACCACTATTTGTATATCTGATTTGTACAACTTTTCCTAGAGTATCAAGAACTACTTCTCCAGTTGCATTTATTCCACCAGATGGTGCAGTGCTTATTGACACATTTGGAATTTCTCCATATTCATCTCCACCATCAGTAATTGTAACTGCACTTAAACCATTATCTGCTAAAATTGCAGTCGCAATACCACCAGATCCTAAGACATTTACACTTCTAATAGTAACTGTTGGTGGTTCTGTATATCCAAATCCTGGATTTGTAATTAAAATTTTATCTATTGATTGCCCAGTTTGTCCATCTCGACTTGTCATTATAGCAACAGCAGTTGCATTAATACCTTGTACTGCACCAACAGTTGGTGCGGTTGATATTCCAATTGCAGGTGCAGCAGTATATCCAGTTCCATCATTAATCAAATCAATTGATCCTATTGAAAATCCTGATGTCAATGGAGATAAAGAAGTTGCTCTTTCTACAGTAGCAGTTGCAGTTTTTGCTGACACTCCCACCATTCCAAGAGTTACAATAAACCCAAAACTATCTACAGCAGTATCAACTGCTTCAATACTTGTGTTTATATCTTGATCAAGTTCAGCATCCATTACCTCACAAGTTAATGTATAAACATATAAATTGTTTAATTGATAAAATGGTTTTCTCGCCTCAACATATTTAATCTCAAACATAGTATTATCAAGAGGAAGATACACTAAATCACCTTCTTGAGGTCTTGTGGATACTTCAATTTGATTATCGGCACCAATAAAAGGACTTATAAAATCCTCATACCTTTCCTTTGATACAATTAAGTTAACACCATCAGTTGTTTGTACACCAAACTTTGATAGAACATCACCTTGCCCTTCAAATCCTTGATAATTTAATAGATATGCTTCTAATCGATAGGCATCATCAAATGAAGATGACACTATTTCTTTAAGTATTGATTTTTTATTAATTATTTTTCTTGGCAAGTAAACTACATCTTGCCCATACATTCTTAATTGTTCGTTTATAAGATCCTGAACAAGTCTCTGTTCACTTGATGATCCTTGTAGAAAATAAGGATTAAGTGCCATATCATTATCCTATAAAATCGAGTGGTGGTAATTCGTACTCTGTTTTGAGTTCATATTCAATTCTCTCAATATCCTGAACAGCATCATCATATATTTGTCTACCATTTAATGATACACCACCAGGAAGCATAACTCCTTGAAATTTCATTAGGTTCATTCCCCATTGTTTCTTTATCGTAGCAGTTAAATATCTCTTTAACCACCAATCATTAAATACATCACTTGCATTTGCTGGATCTAATAATCTGTAACAATCTATTATTAAGAAAGTATCATTAGGAACTTGTTCCCAGTCAATATCCATGTATAGTCTATGCTGCCTTTTATTAAACCTAAGTTGAACATCTGGAGTTATTAATCTACTAAGATCTTCAAGATAAGTTTTGACCATAGCATAATTCATTAAATCAAGTGCACCATAGTAGTATAAATCATTCAAGAATATTTGATATTTAATATTAAATAAACCACTAGATATAGTGCTTTGATCCATTTTAAATACCTTTTCTACACCAAGAACATGGTCAGGTAGTTGTAAAAAATTATTTCTTTCTGTGAACTGTGGATTACTTACACCAACACTTGAGGTTGCTGACGTTGTAGTGTTTGACGTTTTAATTAAATCTAAATTTGCTTCAGTTAATTCGTGCTTTAAGAATACTCTTTCTACTCCATCAAAATGTCTCTCTTGAAAATATTGAAGAGCATCGTCTACCAGATCATCTATTTGATCATCGTCTACGTTTATTTCTAAAACTGGGAACCCTAATTTCCTTAACGAATAGTCAATTAGTTGTTGTCTGGTACTAGGTTTACTCATTTTTTATTTGTAACCTTCTCTGGATATTTAGACTCATAGTCTTTCTGCATATTGATGTTAATGTCAATAAGTCTTTGTCTTTCTATAGCAAATTCTTGTGTCATAGTTTGAATTTTTGCTTCTAAGAATACATTTTGATTCACTAATGTTGATAATCTTTGATTGTATAATTTCACCAATACGTTAATGTCAACATCACTTTTTTGTTCATCCATAGGCTAAAAAGTTCCTCCATCGAGTGTATTTGTCCATTTTGGAACACCAGAAGCGTCTGTTGTAAGGACAAAGTTAGAAGTAGTTATACCAGCAGTGGTACCAGCAGAAACAATTGATCTACCAGTTGAATCAAAGTACATGATTCCATTACCACCTGAAGCGTAATCACTACTTTGAAAATAAAGACCTTTAATATCAAGGAATCCCCTAACACCACTTGCTGAATTAGCAGTTATTGTAGCATCAGGAATATATGTCCAAGATCTATCGGGAGCGTTACTTAGTGAATTTGAACTTCCCTCATCCACGTAACCAAAGAATCCTTTTTTATTATTTGCAGATCCTGAACCTGTATTATATGAGAATGAAATACCACGATCTGTATTAGTATCAAATGCATGAGTGATAGTAACTTGTGTTTCTGTTGATATTCCAGCAGTTGAAAGTCCTGTATATGTAACAACGTTTGTTGAAAGATTTAAAGAGGTAACTGTAGTTAAACCAGAATTTGGAAGACCAGCGACTTGAAGTAAATCACCAGTGTTTATGCCAACAACAGAATCTAAAGTTATTGTCGATACACCAACAGCCACATCGAGCATTACAGTTCTTGCACTTGTTACATCTCCAAGATGCATCACTGGATCATTTAGAGTTGCATTAGTAGAATTAACTGTAGTTGTAGTTCCATCTACCTGTAAACTACCTTTTACAACTAACAAACCCTCACTACTTAAACCATCAGGGAATGGATCAATATAAAGCACATCTCCACTTCTTGATGAAATAGTATTAGTTGATATTGCAATATTATCAATCACTGATCCACCAGTAATGCCAACACCACAATTAAATTGCCATGCTGCACCAGAAACTAAAAGTTTATCTGTTCCATTCTCATCATATTCAAGTTTTGAATCTTTATCAGTACCAAAACTAAAGAAGGTATCATCTGGAACATTTATTTCTCCACTTCCAGCAGGATCTAATAATATATCTCCATTTGCATCAGTGGATGATAATGTATTACCATCTAATCTTAAGTTATCTACATTCCATTGATCTACTCTTCCAGTTTGATCAACAATTGGGACAAATCCATTCGCAGCAGTTGTTGGGTTAACTTGTCCTGCAACTAAACCTGGTGCAATACTTAATAAATCTGTAAAATATCTACCACCAACTTCTTGTGGGTTTGATCCGTTATCACCAGCAAATAACCTGCCACCTTTATTACCATGCGTTCCAACACCAACGGTAAGACCCAATTCACCAAAATTTAAAGTGCTAGGTGCAGTCGTTCCTGTTGATCTTTTTACTCTTATTATACTTGCCATGACTAGAAGCTACCTCCATTAATGTCCAAATTTTGTGTCGTGCCTGGTGTTAATTCTAAAGTTGCTTCAAATTTGTTAGATGCTGCGTTAAAAACGAGAACCATTCCATTGGATAAACCTCCAGAAATGTCTACATCGCTCAATCCTGCTAATGATCCTCCCGCACCACCAAAAGTTGCGGGAACTTTAATTGCATTTTGTGAACCTACTCTTACTTTAATGTCTGCCATTTTTTATTAGGTGGTAGTGACTCCTGCAGTTACTAATGCACTGCCTTCGACAACTCTTGTTTTAGTTGCACCATCATTTAAAAGTAAATCATAACTATATCTTCCTGCCTTTAGACCATTAGTAATCGATGATCCTAATGATATTTTAACTTGTCCCTGAGTTCTATTTGGGAACGATACAGCAAAAGTTGCAGTTGTTGATAGGGAAGATGGGTGTTTCTTCATTATAGAAGCACCAGTATAACCAGTCAAATCAAGAGGTGCATTGTTGCTTCCTTCAAGGTTGAATGTCTGATTAAAATCAGCACCAACATCAATTACAATATTACTAACGAATGCTGCCATTATTTGAACATGTATTTTTAGTCTTACCTATATTTATAATTCAATCACGCACAATCGATTTTAGCATAGATTTAATTTCATCTAGATCATTTTTCATTGAATTTACATCGGTTTTTAATTTTTCAAATTCTTTTTTCTCTTTATACTTTTGTTCTGATATTCTTAAAAAATTTTCATATTCACTTTTATTGTTGTTGACAATCGCATTAGAGGACATATCTCTAACAAGATTGTCTTGTGACTCAACTTTTACGTACCGCTTCATTCTTCACCTTGGAATGACCTTAAGGCAATACTTCTAAAGTTTTTAATTCTAGGTGGTTTTGCTTGATTAGTTGATGTCATTATAACTTTAATCATAAATCCATTAAACTGTGGAAGGTTATTTGCAGTAAATTTATACTCACTAAAAGAGTTAGTCTTGATATTTGGTTTTACGAATTTATCAGAAGAACCATCTATATTAAATGGAATATAGATTTGTCCATCATTTGAACTGTCATTTCGGAATAATTTGAATAGTACTTTGATGTCTGCTTCTTCGTCTCTATGACCATCAAATTTAACAAATAATCCATTGGACGGGAATTCTAAATCAATTTTTTTAGTTTCATATACTCCATGATGAGGATCCAATCCTGAAATTCTAATTTGGTTATTAGTTTCAAAATTATCAACAGGTTGATCAACTAAATTACTATGAAGAATAACATTTAATCTACTTAAATCAACGAATGGTGATATATCTTCATTATTAGTTTTCAATGTTAATTCAAGTGCAAAGGATCTTTCATTCCCCAATAAATTAAATTCATTTACTTGAGATGCTATAATACGGGGGGTATCAAGTTCATTATTTTTATTGAGAGCAATATTTGTGAATCCCTCATCATTAAATGATGGTTCAGAACCACTTATACTTGTTCCTGATGTTGTTTTAATTCTTCCACTAAGAGATGCACCTGTGGGAAGAATTGAAGTGACTTGTGGATTTACAATTTCAAACGGTACATTTTGAGATATTTTTAAATTTTTTCCACCACCTCTCATAGAGTTTCTAAAAGATTTATTAGTATCATCAAGTTTTATAAAGTAACTATCAAAAGTTTTTTCTCTAGGATCAATGTTATGTGTTTTATTAATTTTCAAAAGAGAAACTTCATTAAATTCATATGTTGACACTAAATCATTTTGTTTATGATTTGATTTTAAACTAGAATCAATTCCTCTATCTTTAATAGTAACTTGTCTTGTTACATCATTAAAGGATTCGTAAGAAATGATTTCTTTACCAATTTTTAAATATCCAGTGTTCGCTGCACTTACTGGAGAACCTTCAAATGATGTTAATATTCCAATACTAGACACCACGAAATCAGTAGTATCATCATCTATGGCATCAGATAATAATACAGGTGATACATTACTTTGGAAATCTACAATTTCAACTTTATTTTGATTGGAATGCATTCCATGATTTTCATGATTAATTTTCAATGTAAATCCATCTTTAATTTGATCATTAGCTATAGATGTAGGTCCACTAACCGCTTCACTACTTCCACTAGAATTAAAATGTGTAAGAGCAATAGACTCTTGAAATGGTCTAGTAACATTATCAAGAACAAGTAAATCCGTGGTTGAAACTACACCAACAACTGCTCTAACTGCACTACCGCTATTTCCAACAGAATTTGCAATTATAACATCACCAGCAGCAAATCCATTTCCACCATCAGTTACAGTAATAACTCCAACTTGATTTGCAGAATTAATATGAACAGTTCCAGTTACAGTATTACCAAATCCAGTGAGAGCAGTAAATGCAATTCCTGTAAATACACCCTCTGTTATCCCTATTCCAGAACCTGTAATTGAAGTTAATGAAGTCGCTCCAACACCAATGTCAGCTAGGGGATGACCAGTAGCATATTTTTGAGCACCTGATGTCACAGGACCACCAATGGCAGACACTCTTCCAGTATCTGTAATACTACCATTTACTTGATCTATTCTATCTCCCAAAGTGAATTCTCTAGTTGTATTAGCAATTGATACAAGTTGTGTTTGAGAGAATGATTCAATTGGATTTTCTTTTAATATTTTACCTAAAGGTAAGTCTGTATTATGAAGTAGTATTGATCCTGATGAACTTGTTACAAATTTTGCTTTGTTTAATTTAAATTTTAAATCTTCATATTGACTCGGTGTCCATGTTGAGGCATTTTGTGATTTGAATAATGAACCTAATGTTGGTTGCTTATCATTTAATTTCTGAGTTAGTAAATCAACCTCTCCCATTCTACTGATAAAGACGTTATACGCTGCAGTAGGTGCATATAATATCAAAGCATATTCATAGTCTGATTGCAAGTATACAGGAGATTTAAACTTGAATGTAGTCGCATCACTACCGTCAGTAGAAGTTTTTATTTCACCTGGATCTATATCAACTTCTCCAAATGGAACAATTGTTTTTGTAGGAGTTCCATTTTGCATAGTTCTGATAGAAATATTAAGTGGAATTGTATCATCTTTAGTTCTAACAAAAATTTCTCCACCTGTAATGAATATACCATCACTGGATACAATTGTACCATCTTCTAATTTTCTCTTTCTTGGAACAAAGAATGATTGTGCTAATGGATCACCATCATCAACTTCTTCTCTAGTTACAGTTACTATATCTTCAATAATATTTTCACTGATTCTAGTTACAGTTTGTTCACCAGTCTGAACTTTATCAACTTCAGCAGTTTTAAAGGAAAGAATTTGCTCTTGTGTTGTTTGACTAAATCCAGTAGCATTGTAAACTGTTTCTGCAGATACTTCTCCAGGTAATAGATTTAACTCATTTGTAGGACTAGAAGTTATTCTAATTGTGTTTGCACCAGTAGTAAATTTATGGTTAGATGTAATCTTAGGATCTGGTATATGTAATGAAAATATAAGATTGCCACCTTCATCACTGATCAATTTAATGCTATCAACCTCTGCTTCAGCAGACCCATCAGAATTTACAAGATCCATTTTTGGTATAACATAACCAATTCTATCTGGTTTCACAAAATCTGCTAAATCAGAAGTATCCACATTTAAAGTAGTACTTGTACTTGAATATGCAGAGGTTAACGATGAATTATTATAAGGTTCGGTTGGGAATGTTGAAGTAGGAGAATTGAATGCTCCAAATTTATGATTTGCTTGTGCTACTCTAAATTTAATTTCTGGTTGTCCTAAAACTTGAACTGATTTAGATGACTCAACAATATCACCAGTAGCAAATGAACCTTTTACCATTGTGATTGGTAATAATTTAGGAATACAGAAACCTGTAAGATTCACGTTCTCCATGAAGACAAAATATCTCGTATTTGGTTTTAATTTTTTACCAATAACTTCTATGTTTCTTGATCTAACATTATACAACACATTAATATCAATTACCCTTTCTCCAAGGCTGAATTGTTCATTCTTCGCAGTTACTTCTAAACCAAATGTTTTTTCAATTCCTTTCTCTTCAATAGTTTGACGTATATCATGTGATGATGTAGTCACTATTTCATTACCAAAATCTTGAACATGAACTTGTTGATTGATAGCCTCTTCACCAACTACAGTTTCAACCCCTGTCCATGTTGTTTCCGAAGAGTTAAAAATACTTCTTGCCATTCCACCATTTTCACCAACACCGAATACATCAGCAAGTCCATTATATATTGAATCAATTTGAACTATATCAGGAGTTTCTAAAGGAACTTCTTCAATCCAAAAATCTGTTGCTGGATTTAATTCAATAGAACCAACATAAGTTGTAATTAAAAATGGGTTTACATTTTCAACTCTAGTTGCATCTGGTTGATTGATAAATTCAACTTCATCAAAACTCAATGTTAACACTGACCCATTCCGAGTGATATTAGGTGAAGCAAAATCATCTACTATTGAGTAATCTGCTGTAGTTGGAGATGATTTTGTGGATTTAGTTTCAAACCCTAATGATGCATTTCTTTCTGTTGTTCTTGGTCTTAATTCTCCTCTTGATAAATCGATATCAAAATTAGAATCTCCAGTTAAATTATGCGATGCATGATTTCTAAAATTATCAACAAAGAAACCAGATTTAAATTTATCTAACCCAGTATTTGGATCTTTTATTGCTAGATTATTAGTATCAGTTTCAAGTAAATTTAAAGTTGTATATTCCTCAAGATTTTTTATTCTACCTTCAAGATTACCAATATCTTTCATGGTATATCTTTTATGTGGTATTAGTTTAACTTGTGAATTTAAAGTAGCATTTATGGTGTATGGAGACATTGAAATTAATGCAACTTCAAACGCTTCATTATTTGGTAATGGTGCTTTTGGAAATTCTGATGGTTCTCCTTTCTTCAATTCAAATACACCATTTTTTGTTAAATATAATCTATCAATTCTACCAAGATAATAATTATAATCGAGTTTAACAGTTTTATTGGAAACTAATGTTTCTGAAGAAGTTCCAGTAAAAACTCTACTTAAGAATGAAAATGGTGATATATTAGCAGATTCTGCACTAGATCCACTATATGAAACAACTCTTGGTCTATAATCAATAAAATCAGTCGCTCTAGTTTCACCTATTGAAGGAATTTCTTTAGAGTAATTCAATCCATTGTAACTGTTTACTGTTTCAACTGTTCCACTTGATTCGTCATTTACATAATGATCAAATACAATTTGAATTTTTCTTGTTGGTGGATTAACATTTTTCTTTCTAACAATTCTACCATAATCAACAAATTCTAATCTTTGACCGTCATCAAGTTCATAATTTGAAATTAAATTTCTATCACCAATTATAATTGCACTAATTTGCCCAACAATACCCGAATCTTTTAATGTAATGTTTTCACCTATTTCAAATACTTTATCGTTTTCGTATACAAATCTTAATTGCTGTCCTCCAGCAACGTTGAATACACGAGCGACTGCACCTGAATCATTTCCAACAAATTGTTCACCAACAACTACATTATTTGTAAATGTATCTGACTGAGAAGAGACAGTTATTGATGGAAGTTGTACATCACCAGCGTCATTTGATTCAAACACTGCCAACACTCTGTGTATGTCTGGAACATTTAATGAAATTTCTTCATCTTGAACTCTTGTTCCATATACCTTACTAAAAGTTAAACCATCGAGAAAGGTTGTTTCTGTGCTTCCTGCACCCGCACCTACAAACTTTGATTTATCAACAATTATACTATTGCATCTAGTAATTGTTTTATCTTTAGATGTAAGTTTATTTCTCTTTGCCAAGAAAGTTAACTTTGCTTTTGTATCAATTTTTGATAAACCATTTATTGTAAAAGTAGTTCTTGCAGCATTAAAAGATGTTTGTACATGTCTTATAATTTCTCTAGGACCATCTTCCCATTCTAAAGTGTAATCTCTTTCTGTAAAAGGTTCAAATGTCAAATCATTATCACCAAGATCTGCTATATTAAACGTAACATTTACTGAGTTCGTTGCTGGAAGATCAATTTGTTTTCTGACAAAATAATCACTTCTTAACAAATTAACAGAGGATATGTATTGATTTTTTATTGGTAATTTATATCCAGGAAAATTACCTTCTCTTAACTGTGGAACTACAATCTTAGGACTATTTGGACTTGTATTTACCACTGTACCATTAGAAATTCCTTCAACCGATTCTGTTGCAAATAAAGTAATACTATCTTTTGCAACAGCATCAACTCTATTAAAGTGTGGTAAATCAGATGTTCCTGAACTAACATATGATATTATATCTCCTATTTTAACAAGATTTCTAAAATCAGCAACACCACCACAAGTCATTGCAGCAGTTTGATTTAAACCAGAACCAGTTGGAGCAGCAACATTAAATTCATCACCAAGATTAAATGCTCTAATTTCTCCACTTAATTCTGTGTTACCTTTAAATGTTGATAGACCCACCGTAGTGAAAACAGATTTAACATCAGAAAATTCAAAATCTGTTGAAACACCTACATTAGTTCCAATATTAATACCATTTATTTCTAATGGTTCATTTACTTGAAAATTGCCTTTTGTATTATAAAGCATCAAATTTACATCATCAGATACTTCAGATTTCAAAAATCCTACAGATCCACTAAATTTACCTTTTACATAATCATTTGCATCAGCACTTATTTTTGAATCAAGTGTTATTTCAGTAAATGTTTGAATATCATATAATCTTAAATCATGTTTATCAGTTGCTACTCCAACATTAAATTTTTGATTAAAATCATATGCTCTTGCATATCCAATAAGTTTAGAACCTGCTGGAATAGTTGATGCTGCTCCAACACCTTGTAATCTTCTGTCATATAAATCTACTCTATATGTGGAATCAAAACCAATTGTAGGAGCACCACTAACAGATTCTAATGTTACAATATTTCCTACATTCACAGGTAAGAACTGTTGCTCCTTCTTACGGGTCGTTCTTGGTTTTAATGAGTCAATACCAGTCGTTCCTATTTTATCGATCTCATAACCCCGCACATACGCCTTTCCTGGTGAAACCTGAATTGTATATATTTCATCTGAGGGAGTATTACCATTTTGAGTTATTTCATTTTCAAAGTACAAACCTCTATTTGATATTCTATCATTTAATGATTCACGAATATCTAGAGCAAATGGTTTTGTGTAATAATCTCCTGATTCGTCAAATGTTCTTCTTGCTAACTCTCTTTCAAATATATTAAAGTCTGTTCTATCAACAAATTTTTCTAAAACACCATTTTTTACACGAATTAATTCAATAAAGTTTTGATCACTAGTATCCTTTAAATCTTTTTTAATTAATGTTGTTGATATTTTAAATCTATCAGCACCAGGTGCAGATTCATTTGCAAATCCCTTTGCATTATCAAATAAATCAGAGTTTGCTTTTGATGCACTAACTATTTCCTCTTGTATAGATAAACCAACTTTATATGAAGGAGAATTTGTATATTGATCTAAAATTACAGTTGATTTTAGAACATTTACAAAATAACCACGAATGAAATACACTCCGTCAGAAACTGACGCAGAAGAACCAGTGGCAGTAGAATTTGTATCTATACATTTAGCAAAAGTTGAATTTGCCTCAATGTTTGATATTGAAAAATTAATATCTGAAAGAGTAATTAAATTTTCACCATCTGCAAATTTATTTTGTACTCCATCAGTTCCATTTGAAAGATATTTTACATATAATGTATCAACATCATCTATAGATTCAGTTTCTGTTAATCTATCGACAACTACAGCAGTTACACCAGAAGTTTCCCCTTTTATTTTAATTCCACCATCTGCTAATACCTTTGTGTATTCTTTTACTGGTATATTTAAAAAGAATGGATCTAATTTCACTGCAAAATAAGAATTATCAAATGATACTCCACCAGGTATCACCATAGATCCTTCTTTAAAGAAATATTGACCAAATTTTTCTATTTGATTTTGAAGAATTGATTGTAACGTAGTTAATTCTCTAGATTGAACAGGGAATCCAGGTTTAAACAGTACTTTTTTATAATTTTTACTTTCGGAAAAATCATCAAAGTATGGGGAAACGTTTAAGTTAGTGTTTTGTGTCATTTCTTTAGAATTCTACTACGATTTTTACTTCTTCTTTTTGAGAGGATGACCTAGTTATAGGTGCTCTATTATCAATGTAAATAATTTCTCCTGAATGCCTGTTAAAATCAGGAGGTGCTATACCTTTATCAAAGGTTTGCCCAAGTTCTATAATTTTGTCACCAGTGTTGATAGTATTATCATTAAAATTTTCATCTACTTTTAATTCTGGTCCTGAAATGTCACTACATTTTATGTTTCCAGAACCTCCTCCACTAGTAAAATCAAATAATCTATTACCTGCAGCACTATCACCAGTCAAACCTACAGGTTGGTAATACCTCAAAACACCAGTATCTCTATTCCATGATGCAACATAACCAACAGCAGTTGAACCGATACCAACTTGCTGTTTAATTATTTTATTAACTGGGTATGTAGTATTACTGGTGGTTGTTGCTGAACCAGTAACGGTTAACTTTAATGCACCAAGAGCAGTTGCAGTGGAAGTATCAAGTGGTTCTGCTTGACTTTTATTTTGAATGGGGTTTTTAATTAAACCAATACGAGAAAAATCAACTCCTTGAACAAAATCAGGATCTGTATCATACTTAGAGTAAACCATCACCCTATTTCCACCAAGTTCTCTATAGATATCAGCACCATGACCACCTTGTGGTGGTATGATAACTTCAAAAGTTGCTCCCTGTCCAGCACCAAGAGTGGTTACATTACTATTATCAAAAAGAATTAATGCTTTTGTATATCCAGTTCCACCATTTGTTACTGTAACTGAATTAACTATACCACCTTGTATTGACACTGCAGCAAAACCTCCAGTGCCATCGCCTAAGATAGGAACTCCAGTAACAGTTCCTGTAGAAGTTGCAGGTTCTCCTGTGGTTGGATCTGCAGCAATTGAATAACCAGATCCTCTAGCAGTAATTATAACTTGTTCAATTTTTCCTTTTACCGCAGCATTTTTAATTGTTAAACTTGAGGTATCCCCCCATTTTTCAGGAAGAGGTACATATTGATCAGTTACAAATTTTACAACATCTGAAGGAGATATGGTGAAAAGATACTTCCAAACATATCCATCAGACCCTGTACCTACTTTTTGAGGAGATACATCAACAAAGTTGGGTTCTACTAAAGATTTTTGACCATTCGGAAATTCTGGGTTTGCACCGTTATTTAAACAAGCATATACTTTAAATTCAGAATTTACTACAAAGAATCTTGATCCATATAATGTTGTAGCAGAAGATTGTGGAGATTTATTATCTAAATCATAATTATTTCTATACATATCATAAGTTATACCCAATTCCCAATTATATCTTCTCACAACTCTTCTAACATCAGTGGCAGAAACTCTTTTTAGAAAAAGCATACTACCATGATATAAATTTTCTTCTTTAAAAGAATCTTTAGGTGATGGAGTTCCTCCAACATCCCCCCATGTGTCATCTCCATAATCAACAATATCGTCGTTTTTTGGATTTGGATGACCTAAAAATGTGTAGTAATAATTTGTAGTAGTACCAATTCCAGTGAAACTTTTTGCAAAGGTTTCAGCATTTAATATTCTAAATTGGTCAGTGATTATGGCTGGCATTGCTATTGTTTTTTGATTATTTATACCATAATGAAGAATGTTTATTAAATAAGAACTTTTTAGGAATATTCAGTTCTTAATCTGACTATTCTAGATACCTGTGCGGATGTATCTATTCCAACTGTTCCTTGCTGATTAAAAAATTCAAAAGCATGAGAATTGGGTGTTCTTGAAACATCTATTGATCCCCAACTGTAATTACCTTTTGAGGTAACATGATCAACTGTGCTGGTGTTTATTCCAGTAACACTGTTCACGTTAGAAAATACACGAAGAATGCTAGATCCAATTGAAACATGATGATGAGCATAAAACACATTATCTATAAAGGCAGTTCCAATCGCTACTGTCGTTCCTGCAGTTGCACCTATACTTGTAACACCAGTTCCTACAATTGAATCTTTAATTACGAAGAAATCACCAGTTTGGATTCCAGATCTACCTTTACCAGGATCACCTATAATATTAGCATCTGGTTTTAAATCAAATATAATACATTTTTTCGATGCCATATTTAAACCAGTGTTACTTACTGCAACACCGACAATCTGTCCGAAATCACCATTAAAAGTAACATTTTTAATTTCTTCAACATCTGCTTCTTCTGGTTCTATTATCACTAGTGGTGGATTAGATGCTTGATATCCACCTCCAGCATTATTAACAGTAATTGATGTAATTATTCCAGAAGTAATAGATGCTGTTGCTGTTGCTGTTACACCAGATCCAATTAAAGTTTGCACACCGTTACCGTCTGCATCAAACGGTGCTATTGAAGAGATTGCAACTACTACATGCCTTGTACCATCAGGTAAGGTGCTGCTGGAGGGCATGGCATGTGTAGTATCTGGAAATGTAATAGGAGGTTCTTGTATTGAAACTTTAGGTGCAGACTTATATCCTGATCCACCATCTGATATTGTAATACCACTTATAGTTCCATCTGTAGCGACAATAGCAGTTGCAATTCCAAGTGTTGGTCGGTTAGAGGAAACTATTTTAATGCTATTTCTACTTTGGGATACTTGATCATCAATTTTTTGGAACGCTGGATAAGTGTTTGCAACATAGATCTTTGTGTCGTTTGCAGCGACTGATTGTATGATATTAGTACATGGATAAAATTGGGGTTCTAAGTAATTTCTAGTCTTATGAATTTTTGCACCATCAATAATTACATCTTCCGTTTGTTTTTTCCAATCAACTGGTCGTTTAATTGTGCTATCAGTAGATATACCGACACCAGAATAAGTTTGAGTTTCAACTGTGTCTGCAGAGATTAATTGGTATATAATTCTTGGATCTTGACCTGTTGTGGTTTGGGATTTTTGTAGTTGTAATATATCGCCTGGTTTTACAGATTGCTCTACATCTACTTGAATAAAATCAGAATCAGATCCTGTATAGAAATAAACTTGACATTTACTACCAGATTTAGGTGCTTCTAGGAATTGAAGTCTTGTACCACCTTTAAATACATAATCAATATTTGGTCTTTGAAGGACATCATTTACAAATATAAACAAATTATTAGCAAGTGTAATACCAGAACCATCTTGTGCAACTATACTGTAAAATTCTTTTCCTGTATCTAATGTTCTTGTAAATAAGAATGTTTTTCTAAATCCATTAAATAAATTGCTAAAATCATCTAATTTTATTAATTGTCCAAATGTCCAACCAGAAAACTTATCTTGGAATTTACTATTTACTGTAACTGTGAATGGTAAAGTTGAAACACCTGGATTATACTTCAATTGATCTAAAGTTAAAACATCTCCAATGGTGTAACCAATTCCACGTTCAGTCATATCAAATGATATGACACTTCCACCAGTTCCTACTACAACATCAATCGCTGCACCAGATCCTGTTCCTCCAGATAATGCTAGATTCTTATATGGTTTTGGTGAATCGATAATAATTCTAAGATTGCCATCAGTTGCGGTGTAACCAGTTCCAGCATTTGTTATTGTTAGTGCTGTTACAATTCCTGAAGTTATTGATGCAGTTACTGCTGCACCAGATCCAATTGTTGATGCGATTGAAACTCTAGGTGCTTCAAGATATCCTCCACCACCAGTTACAATACCAACTGCAGATATTGTTCCTATTCCAGAAACTGTTAGATTTGCTGTTGCTGCATACGGTGTTTGGAATCCACTACCAATGCCAACATCAAATTCTCCTATTCTACCACCTCTAGGTGTGCTATTGTTATTAGCAGGAACACTGTTTCCAAAACGATCAAAGGCACCTGTAAATACTATAGTCTGTCCTACTCCAGTTATGTTATAATCTGATCTAACAGCAGATCCAACATCTTTGTAAAAAGGTTTTTGGAAAATATTATTGATTAAAATTGCACCAAATGATGTATTAATTCCCTGAATACCTGTAACGGTAGATCCGTAACTAGTAAGATTAAATGTTCTTCCAATACCATTAAAACTTTCCGAAATATCATCTATTACAAAATTATTGTCATAATTTAATCTATATAATGCTCTACCACTAAATGATGATCTGGTAGTAAGAGTTCCAACTCCAACTGGACCATATGGTGCATCAGAAAAATGAATAAGACCTTTTTCTATCCTATAATCACCAGAAATAGCAGTAACTGCGGAACCAACTGTATGTGCAGCAGGAACTGTTCCCATTACACCTCTAGTTACAGTTAATGAATTTGTTGCTCCTATTGCAACTAAATTTATTTTTATAATTTCATCATTTATTTTAATTAAATCCTTACCTGAAAGATTAGATACATCATGTAATAATATTGTATCTGTACTCGCATTAATCTGAGAAGATAATGTGAGAGGTAATATTTTTCTAGCAAGAGGACTTTGAATTACATTGTCCACAGTAATAAAACTTCTATTTGTCGCTACGTCTGTATGAACTTCTAACGTATGAGTAATTCCAACTCCAGTTAAATTAGTAAATGTAACTGCAATTCCTGCAGCAGCATTACTTGTACTAATCGCAACTTTAATTTTACTGTTAGTGATTTTAATAGGAAAAACTTCTGCAGGAAGTATATCAGTGCTACCTATTCCTGGAACAGAAGTTGTAACAATACCAATCGAAGTATTACCAACTCCAGAGTAAATTAATCTTTCTCCAGTATGGAATTCATGATCAATAATGTCAATATCTTGCTTATTGGTTGTATTAATATCAGTTGCAGGGTTAAATGATTTAATGAATAATGGATTACCATCTGATAATAAAGTAAATGTAGTCAATCCAACAATATTACCACCAGTGGTTGTTGATATTCCTGTAAATTGAGGACTCAAGTCATCAATCATTAAAACTTTATTAGTTACAGATTCGTTGTAATCTGTAATTGTTGCATCTTCAAATGTTATAATTTTTGAAAGATTTTTTACATCAGTATCTTCTGTTGCAAAGTCAAATTGACTGATTCTATGAACTGATGCTTCGTTATCTACATTTAATGATAACTTAACTGTTGTCTCTACAGTTGTTATACCCACAGAATCTTCATTCAATAATTGATAATCAGAGAAATTCTTATATCCAGATACATGTGCTAAACTATCAATTGGTTCTTTCCATGAATGGTAAGGAACTTCACCTTTTACAGAATATGAAAATCTTTGATAATAATCATTATCATGTAGTCTTTGTGTATTTACATTTAATTTACCCTTGTCGTTCGACCAATCAATATTTTTATTAACAACAGCAGATACTTCTAAATCAAAATTAAAATCAAATATTTTTTCTATGGTTGCTTTAAAACCATTAACAGAACCTGAAATTTGATTTTCTATTTCAAAATCACCTGTAACATTTTCTAATTTTAATAATAATGCCCCATCATCCCAACCTTGTTTAATTACAGTACCGCTGGCATTTCCTTGAGTTATTGTTTCTCCTTCTAAAAATTTAACTTTTTTAAATATTGGTTCAAATGAAGCAAGATCGCTTGTTTTTATTACTCTACCAAAAGCATTGTTCCCATCATAAGTTCCACCAGTTGTTCCAAGTCCAACTATCGGATAACTAATAGATTCCTCTCCACCATCGGTATCTATACCTTCACTGTCTAATGGAATAGTAAAGGTTTTTAAATTATAATCAGAAGAATTATATCCAGCACCATCAGTGAATGTATTAATATCTTCAAGTATTTTTACATTTTCTACAAATATTTCATCACCTAACTCAAATGGGAAACTTCCAGTCGGGAATCCATTTACTGGTGCTCTTAAAAACAAAGTATTTCTTTGCTCACTGGCATTAAGATTAAATTCAGATTTTGCATTAATAACACCAACACCATTTGAATTAACTGTAGGAATTACTTTTAAATTATCTCCAAATCCACTACCATTAGTTACAATATCTACCTTTGAAACTGATCCACCAACTAAAGTCGCCTTAAATGTCATATCAGGCTGTCCTACTGCAGATATTATAGGAGGAGTAGTATAATTTTGTCCTCCAGTTTTTATACCCACGCTTTCTAACGTAAATGCATTTTTTAATTTTAAAATTACATGAGAATCTGCTCTAGGTGCTAAAGTTTTATTATTACTAAGTTCTAATCCTTGATCTAAAATATTAACAGCACGAATTTTACCAATATCTTCCGATTCAACAGATAAAACTGCATCAATACCTGTTGTGCTTCCTATTGAAGAAATAAATGGAAGATCAGATAAATTATTTCCTGGATTAATTATTTCAATAGAATTAATTCCACCTTGTATATTAGTTGAATTTGAACTATAAAATGCAGTACTAAAACCAGTGGAATCATAAAAAGTAGTTTCTGCAGTTCCAGCAATTGAGAAAGATATAGTTGTGCTACCGACTCCAGTTACTCTATGTTCTCTGTTAAACTTACTTTCTACAAATGTTACTTTAGGTTCAATATCAGTTTCTGTATAAACAGAAGATGGGAACGTAGTTGTGTATTTAGTGTCAAGACCTTCAATCCTATAATATAAAATATTTGATAAATCTTCTGTATTATTAATTGTTACTTTACTATTTGATTGACCAAAACTTCCAGAGGTAGTAATACCGACTGAATTAAATCTAGATTTAAATTTATTATCAGTATAAAAATTCAAAGTATATCCAGATAAACTTGAATCAGAAACATTAAATTCTATTTTATTTCCTTTAATAATTTCAAGTGGTGGATTAATTTTAGATAATTCATGAGTTCCTGCACCATTATCAGTAAATTTTATATTCTGATATGGGAATGCTTTTTTAGATGAATAAAAACTATCTGCTAATCTAATAGTGTTATCATCTATTCTGATAACATGATAAACACTGTTATTAACTAATGGATCTATTAAATCTGTAGGATCTGATCCTAAGTAAATTACAGCATCTCCAGTTTTAAAATCATGATTTGCAATTGTGATAGTAGACACTGTATCCCCTACACCAACTGCTGCTGGACTAAATGTAACTGGATTAACAATTAATTTATTCACAGCAGAATTATATTTTAGTATAAATTCTTGAGTTTGGTTTGGTGATATATTTAATTTTAAATTATCACCTGCAACTAATAAATGTTGGTCATCTGAAATAAGAGTAACAGCAGTTTTTATTGCTTTTCCTGTAACGTCACCTGACAATCTTTCAATTTTATGATTACTTCCAGTTGTTTGATCATTAAAAAATATCAAATCACTACCCTGTTTCAATCCAATAAAATTATTATTAAATTTTACACATATTAAAGGTTCAACAGTGGACAGATCAAATAAACTTGAAAAACCTGCATCTAAACTTGCTTTTATAACACCCTCGTCAAAAGATGTTAATTTTAACTTATCTCCAGTTTTAAATTTATGATTTGGGAGAAAAATAGAATTAGGAATTGATGAGTCTATTATAGCAGTACTAGATCCAGTTCCAACTGTAAAACCTGTAACTATGTTATTTGATGTGCTACCTATACCAACAGATCTATTGTAAGCGATACCTTCAAGAGTTATAAAAGATGCATCAAAAAATTCTACTGCTTTTGGTTCTATATTTTTATTTTCTAACTTTTTAACAACATCAAAAGTAAACTGTTGAGGTAATAAATTAACTTCAGAACTTGCATTATGTGCAGATTCTATATTATTACGTTTTCTAACAACATTATATCGATTATTTAAACGATCAATTGTAGTTATCAACATCTCTTCATCTTCTATTTTAATGATATCATTTGAATTGAACACCTTAGAAGATGTTGGTTCTTCTAAGTTTATGAATGTATTAATTCCAGTTGTATTAGTATTACCAATAGAAACTGCTAATTCTGATTTAGTTGTAAGAACACCAACAGTTCTAAATCCTTCTATATTCTTATAAACAGATGATGATATTCCAGTTATTTCAACAAGATCAGAATCTTTGAAATTATGTGGAATAGTTGTAAACCCTGTAACTTTTTTACCTTTAATTGCAAACCTTACAGTGCTCTCAGTTACCTCACTTGTGCCAACAGAAACTACTGTCTTTCCTAAAACATCTTTGATTTTAGCACTAGCAAAATTAGATCCAAAATTAATTAACTCATTAGTTCTATAGTTTTCACCAGACTGTAAAACATTAATAGTTGTTATACCAGATTTAGAAATAGAATCAATTTTTACTATGACCTTTGAATTAATCGGAGTTTCTAAAAATGGGTATGTTTTGAATTCTTCTTTTACTCCTAATGGTGTTACGTTTCTTTTATATAATCCACTATTTAAAGTCAAGTCATTTTGAATATTAAAAATATCATAATTATATGAATCAGTAGCATCCTTATGTTTAAGTGTTATATATGGAAAAATTGGAGTTTTGGTAGAACTATCAACAGTAGAAAAATATGCATAAGTTCCATCTGGAAAATCTGAATTAACAATAAATCTACCATTATATTCATCCAAATCTCCTCTACCAGTATAAACGTAATCATCAATAAGATCTCCCTGAGAAAATCCTGAAGGTCTTAAATTAGTGCTTATTCCAGGATTAATAAGTTCATAACTAGATTTTATTCGTTTTAATCCTCCTGACCCAGATTCATCTGGAATTGCTTTAGCGTTACCTATAGATCCATAAATTGGATTTCCGTCATATGCCCATCCTAAAATAGGAGAATGTGAGGATCCAACATCTCCTGGTTCTAATTCTTGCTCATTTCCATCTAAGTTATCAAGTAATTTTTTTCTAAGTTCTTTTGGTGGATAAAAGGAACAAATTTTATTGCCCTTATCTCTAGTTTCAGATTTAATTTGAACAGTGTCACCATACAGATCTTTGTTACTACCTGTTAAGTAATGATTGAATCTCTCAACGTCATTAAGTTTCCATTCATGTAATTCTGATCCAAGAATACAACCAGATCCAAATGGAACTGCAGTAATTGTAGTTTTTCCAGATTCTTGAGAGTATCCCTTTCCTCTGTTTAAAATTTCAATAGAAGTTATTTTTCCATTAGAAACAATCGCTCTTAATTTAGCAAATTTTCCAGAACCACCAACTATAATTTCAGGTGCTGTTGAATAGTTTTCACCACCATCAATTATAATAACTTCAGTTATTTCACCATTAGTATCGACAACAGGTTCCAATTCTGAATTTTTGCCAGTTTCTATTGTTATCGATGGTTTTCTTACATAATTAACTATATCAGTTACACCATATCCAACACCACCAGATTCTATGAAAATATTAGAAATTTTTCCTTTTACCACTGGATCTGCAGTTGCAGTATAATAAGATGGAAAAATAGTTGATCCCAATCCAACTGGACCGCTAATATTAACAGATATGTCAGGGTAATTAAAAGTATGACTACCAGATCCTGAATTAGAAAAATTAATGTAAATTTTATTATTATAATTTGTTAAATTAGAACTTAATTTAAATTTATGATCATTTATTACCGTTAAAATATAATTCGTAGAGTTGGTCAATCCACCAATTGCAGTATTTGAAGTTGTATATTTTACTTCATCACCATTTTTAAAATTATGATTTTTAGCATAAATGCAATTATCAACAACACTGACTCCCACAAATGTTTTGAATAAATCTTCTTGATTTGCTGGTGGATAAACATCACTTGTTACAACTACTTTATTATTTTTAAAATTTCGACCACCATTTACAACAGAAATTTCAGCAATTCTACGTCTATTTCTTTTTGATGTAAACGTATGCCTATTATTTCCAAAATTTGTAAAATCAATTGTATTAATTCCTGCGATAGCATTTTCTTCCGATATATGAAGTTTAAATGCTCTATCATCTCCAGAAACATGAGATATAAAATAATTACCACCGTTTGATAGTAAATTAGTAGAAAATCCAACCTGTACCGCTGAAATACCAATAGGTCTTCCATTAGCAGTATAAGTAACTTCTTCTCCATTTAAAAATCTATGATCTTCATCTATAGTAATTTTATTATTTGTTAAATCAACACCTCTTGTATCATTACATGACACCGAGTGCTTAAATGGTTCCATTCTAACTTTAGTTTGTACATCTCGACCTTGACCACCACTTATTGTAACTGATGGTGTTCCTATGTAATCAAAACCTTTATTTGTTACAATTATTTCTTTAATTTGACCTTCATCTACATGTGCATTCATCACTGCAGAATTTCCAGAGGGATCAGAAACTGTAACTGCAGGTGGAGAAACGACGCTATAATTATTTCCGTTATCTAAAACTATAATATCATCAATTTGACCATAAAATACAGAATCATTAGATATAGGAGAGTGGTATTCAATTCCATTCAAACTTAATCCTATTGGTCCGCTAATATTTTGATTATTTTGATTATTTTTTGGAGTTTTTAAAATTCTTCTAAAATTATTTTGATTTTCTAATTTTGTTACTATGTTACCTATTGGAATTGCTGGTGTAATCTTATGCTGATCGTTTCCAACGGTTCCTTGTACTTGTATAAAATTATTTAAATATAAATTTTGAGCATTTAGTGCTAATTTTATATTATTTGGATCTATAACTTTTACAAAATAAGTTCCAGTTGTTATTCCAGTAATTGTACTATTAGATGATAAAGATTGATAGTAAATCTTTTCACCATTTAAAAATTCATGTGTTGGTAGGTTTATTTTACTATCTAATATTTTATTTGATTCAAATATTTGTGATCTATCTGTAGATTGAAGAGAACTGTCAGAAGGATAACCAGAAAATGCAACATAAGTATTTTTATCGTTATCTATGAAGGTATTTTGAATATCAGAAAGTAAAAATCCAATTCCAAGACTTGGTGATGCAAATTTTAATCTCTTTTTAATACTAAAAGCACCTGTACTTGATGTAACAGCAGTTCCAACATAACTAAATTCTGTATCTGACGTTACAGAACTAATTTCTACATCAGACTGTACAATATCTTTTGTTTCTCTATCTAAAATATCAATTCTATCTCCTACATTTAAAAAATGTTTATTTAAAGTTTGGAGAGTATTAGTTAAAACCGTTGGTTGTATAATTTCTAAGAATGAAACGTTATTATAAAACCAAGTATTAAATTTTTTGTCATTTGTGTTTACTTTTTCTCCAAGATACTTTAATTTTATATCATCATCTTCTCTAAAAAATTTAGTTTTTTCAAAATTCTTAGAAACATTAGATACTGCTCCCATAACACGCATTTTGCATATTTTGGATGTATCATTATTTTCATATCCAAATATAAACACGTTATCAATAATTGAAGTCCCCTCAGATAATGAAACATCGGAATTAACACCAAAAAATTGATTATCTGATTTTGTTTGATACGTTACAGGGACATAAGAACCTGATGAATTTAAATATTGAAATCCATTTATGGTTGAAAATCCAACTGTAGAATCTACTGTTACAACTGATGTTGTAGATGCAGTTCCAATAACTTGAGTTTTATTATTTACTTTAAAAGTTCCTTCAATTGAACCTTTAGATAACGAAATTCTATGATATCTTTTATTTCCTAAAAATATTTCTTCAACATTACTAACTGCACCCGAAGCAGTTGGTGAAGTAAAAGATTCTTGAAAAATTACAGTTTGTTCTAAATTAATTGGATTACCTTCAAGTGCTTCAACCATCAACTGATCTGCTACAATCCACTCTGCATCAGAAGATGTTATTGTATCATCAAAAGGTTTTAAAATAGAAACTTTTTTTCCAAATAATACTTGAAATAAAATATCAAGTGCAGTATCTGTTCCTTTTGACGTATAAAAATCCTTTGCTCTTGATAAAATATTTTCTACCGAGAGACCCGTCATGAAATTTCTCTTTTCAACTCCAGGTAAGTAATTTGCTTTAAACTTTTCGTAAAATTTTACTAAGAATATATGACTTAAATTTGAAATATTTGAGTTTGGAGCATGTTCAACTGCTTCTGTTGTGTTAAAAGTTAAAAATTCTGGATTACCGTTTTTTTCTAATGCACTTATCGCACTAAACCCACGAACACAACCAGTAAATGATGTTTCAGTCTTTCCAGTATATGTAATAATTTCATTATCAATTTTTAAGAGTCCATAACTATCTGGAAAACCAAGAGTACTGCTTACATTAATAATATCATCAAAAGCAGTAATTTCTTGAATTAAGATAATTGGTGATAATGCCTGAAAACCAACAATATTAAGGTCAATAAAGTTAGAAATATTTTTGTTATCAGTAATATTCTCTGCAAGGTCGATATTTCCATATTCACGTTCTTGTGAAATATAATATTGATTTAAAAATTCTTTAAATAATGGATTATCTTCTTGAATAAAATCTGGAATTTGACTATCCAGAATATGAGAAATTTTTACTTTAGTATCTGACATTTCTATCTGGTAAACCTTTTACTATTAACGAAACTTGAGGGTGGTGTATAGGACGAACCTGATCTATCTGAACCTGAAGATATCAAATCCTCTAAGAGAGTCAATCTGCTTCCACTAGTAGTATCTAGCACAATATAAAGGTTCTGTTTTGCAATGATATCATTAGATTCTGGTATTACTTCAACTTCAATTTTATTTGGAATCGTTGAAGATGAAATATTGATTGCAGACAGAATAATTTCACCTTTTACATAATCAACAGAACCTGCATTATTATTAATAAAGTTGGGTGAACTATCAATAAGAGTAAAAAATCTAACAACACCAGTTAATCCATCAGAATTTGGTAAATCTGTTAAAAATACGTCGCCATCAACTCCTTCAATCTTAAATGATGATGATCGTATGTTAAACCCTTCCAGATCTGCATGAAATCTATTTGCATAACATAATTCATAGTTTGCAAGTTGTCCAAACGCAGGTTTTAAATCTCTTCTCATTTTAAGAACAGTTATATTTGAAGTGATTGCAGTGTCAACTTTGTCAATTGTAGATAATAACTTACTATACTTAAGTCTACCTCCAAAAGAGTTAATGTCTGATGATTTAGAATATGTTTCAATCGATTTAAAAATACGAGAGGATAAATCTTCTTTGGTTGTGATAAGTCCAGGATCATAAGATACAGTAGTATCATATTCAACATATAAAAATTTCAAATCAACAAATTCTTGTTGAATTCCAGCAACTGTATATTGTTTCAATCCTGCTTTAATTGCAGATTTGGCAGTGCTTGATAATATCTCTCCAGTCTTAGGTTTAACAGTAATAAAAACTTTTCCGAATTGTGGAGGATCCAATTCCTCACCTCCATATGCACTCACAGAGTCAATATTTGGATAAACCGATGGAACCAAACTAATATAATCATTTGCAGTTACTGCTCGGTATTGCGACGCATACACCCTCGGAGCAAGGTACTTGACATTATCAACGGGTTCAATATTATCACCACTCTCAGACGCTTGTGTGACCGTTAGAAGAGATATATTGTTTGTAACTGAAGTGTCGGTTATTGTATCACCATTTCGACTTGGGTAAGTTAGATTCCCTGCGAAATTAAAGTTAGATGCACCGTTACCATCTGTGCCATTAGTAACAATATAAGAAACTTTAATAGTACTACCATTTGGTGGTTTTTTACCGAGAACTCCATCACCGAATAGAATTTGATATTTTTCATCTGAAATCTCCTGTATAAGAAATAATCGAGACTCTGAGTTAACTTGAAATATATTCTCATACGCATTATATATTTCGATTGTTCCAGTTTCACCATCGGTAACCGAAACTCGAATTGTAGTCGTATCTATGTCTGTATTCGGTAAAATATACTTGTCATCTAATTTTGCTGCATTTACTTTAAATTCTTTTGTAAGGTAATTTCCTTCATATATTTCGATATTTTCAAATACTGCTGTTCCATCACTTCCAGGAGTTGCTATAATTTTATCTGGTGTTGAAAAAGTAAATGATCCGTTTTCAATATTACCAAGTGCAACAACTCCTGAATTCAATGTAATGAATCTTGCTGGAATATTTGATACATCTACTGTAAAACTTATCTTTGCAACTGCTGCTCTCTTTGATCTTGGAACATATCCGATGTTTCTTGCGAGTGATACAATATTTTCTCTTACAGTTGCACTATCAATAAACGCTTCATTGACTGCCATGTTAGTATTATAGGCAGTAATATAGGAATTATACGCTAAATTATCAATTAATACAGAAAAATTAGAACCTTCAAAGTCAAAATCAGTAAAATTTGAGTTTGACCTCAAATAATCCTTAATTTGAGTGCGTAAATCTTGAAAATCTAAGTTTGTGAACTGATTAAATGCCATTATACCCTTGTCGGTTGTAGTAGGAACTCTATATTTTGACTTGGAATCGGTAATCCGATGATATTATAGTCAATTTGAACATTCAAGTCGTTAGAGTCTTGATTTGCTTCTACATATACACTATTTAATTCAATTCGAGGTTCATAATTTTTTAATAATGTGCTAATTTCTTCTTCTAATACTGCATCAACACCAGAATTTGTGTTTTCAAAGAGTAAATCACCAATTGATGTACCCAATAACTCATTAAAAAACCTCTCATTAATCCGAGTTCGAGTGAGATTAATGACAGATCTCTTAATTGCGTCTTCATTTCTCAAAATAGTTACATCATTTGTAACTGGATGCCTTTTAAATGACAAACTTATGTCTTTAAATGCACGAGAAACTTTAGTCGTAAAGGTTGACATCCGAAATTGTAGTATCCTTACTTATATCTATAAGCGTTTTATCAACTTTATCAGTTTTCTTTGGAATTTTATCGTCATTTGTCACCTCTCGCAGCAATTTTTGGTATTGATGGTTTGCGAGATTGTCTAAAAAATCGTGTTGAAACTCCATTTTTGCCTTTTTTTCTATATTTAGGGCAAATTTTAACCTAATTCTGGTTCAATATCAATACTAACTTCGTTTTCTGGTTCAAATGGAAGTCTTTCCTTCCTTTCTTTTGCTGTTTTCCAGAAATAATTCTCTTCAGAACCCAATCCATCACGGTCATGACCGTTTTCCACCTGATAATACACGGTTGATACCTTAAAATCAGGATTCTTAGGTGTCTCAGGAGTGATACTGTTGTCATATATTCTCATTCTATTGTTTGGATAGAGGCAAAACTGTCCATTATCCAATTCGAGAAGGTTATGACTCTTATGTTCAGCAGGTTGCTCACTTGTAGAGTAATCAATTGCATCCACACTCTCATGATAGTTGTCTAAAGTGCATATGTAAGTGCCCGTCTGAGTGCCATAATCACGAGTATAGACCTCATAGTGCATTGAACCGATAAACTGCTTCTGAACCGCTACAACTCCATAATCCATGCAGTTCCAGAACTGTAGGTTGTGTAGAGTCATATCAGGATCTGGTATCTCTGGATCGGTTGTAAATGCAGAGATCGGTAGTTTATCATAGACTGCAGCATACTCTGGTAAATAAGTCTCAAAATAAAAGGCACGACCAGGTATACTCTTTGCAGTAACCCAGACTCCTTTGACAAACTCACCGTGACCACTCTTATGGTCAGTTAGATATTCTTTTCTTACCCATACTTCATAAGAGGGTAGATTTGTAATTAGTGTACTCATGTTTTAATTTTGACCAATTTTTCTTTTGATATCATAATGTTTATCAGTTGGTGAATGATACACCAGTACAAAGGCATCACAATTCGGACAGGAAAGATTGGTAACGATATCATATTCTTCGTTACCGTAGTCCTCTCCATCGTGATCACCACCCCAAATCAATTCGGAGTTACATGACCAACACTTCATTTCTTTCCCTGCCCCAAGTAGTATTTTGACCTTGCTGTACCATCTTTTGTGTACTCAGATCTTTTCTTTGATTTACGAGGTTTCAAGTTATCCATGTTGAAAAATGTAAACTTCTTACGAGTCACACCATCTTTATCAACGAATGATGTCTGTCTCTTTTCAAAGCGAGTCATTTTCTTCCCTGCCCTCTGTACTTCTTCTTTGCCTTGTTGGAGGCGGTTGCAGAGTACTTGGTGTGCTTTCCACGACCCTGCTTTGTTTTCTTTGGTTTTGATTCCACTTGTTCGATGTTGTTAATGATTCTCATTGCCATGATAATAATTCTCTCCTTTTAAATTCAACTTTAACGACGATTTTTCAAATTATAAGACATCAGATGATTCTTGTCTTCTCGTGCCCGACTCGGATCTTCGGATCACACCAGATCTCAAAACCTGCTGCGATTGCATCCAAACAGAAGGAGACATCCTCGCCACACATGTCCTGCACTTCTCCAGATTCAAATACTTGCATCTTCGGAGCAAACCAGGGATACTTGAGACCCTCATGCTCAAACACCCCGTGCTTGATCAATAACCAACCAAATCCTGCATAGTCAACAGTGAATGGTTTGCGTCTCTTGCTCATGGTTTCAATGGTCTCATGATTCATCACTCCACCATTCTGACGGAAGTCTTCTTCTTCCATCCAGTGTGCAACGGATGTTGTCTTTCCATCCTCTGTACAGTACCATCCTGATGCAATGTTCTTATTCATGTGTACAAGACGGTAGAACTTCTCAGTGTCAAATACAATATCACTATCAATCCATAACTGATAGTCATACTTTAACTTACCATCCCAGGGCAACTGGTCAGGTCCTCGAAGAACATTTGCACCCAGACACTTACATCTTGCAAAATTCACCATTGATGAATAATCTTGAGATATCTGAATCGCTGCTCCGTTCTGTACAAGATCAAAGCATAACTGAACGAATGCTTTTAAGAAGGTATATGAGACTCCTCTTCCTGGTAAGCAGAATACAACTGTCTTTCCTTTGATTAGTTGCTTCGCTTCTTCTAAATTAAACTCGTCAACAGGTGCCTTCTTCTTCGGCACATCTGCCTTGACTGTAAATCCTTTTGCCATAAAATTGAATTAATTTATACTTCCATTATACCACTACAAGTCAAATCATGCAATGAGTATATGTGAATATTTAGTTCCCTTTCTAGTACTCTTCGTACTGTAATTTATCGAGCATGTCCATCAGATCATGCTTCAATGAAGTATTCACGAGTAGGTGCTCGTCCTCCTCCATTCGGAATTTGATTGTCTCGATGATGGTGTCTTTCTCGTACTGATCAAGTATAAGTTCCATAGCGGTCTTATGATTGTCTCTGTCCCATTATATAGAGTTGGGGGTTTTTACAAAAAAAATTCTGGGAAAATTTTTTGGAGGGCCTCTGAAGTCTTATGGGATTTCCCTTAAACCATACAGAGTTATGTATAAATTTCTGGATCTCTGGGGTCTTGGGGGTAAAATTTTCTGGGCGGATTTTTTATTTCGCTCGCTTTCTGGGTTCGTTGTAGGTTAGGGAAGTTAGCGTTTTTTAAACCGCAAGGGGCCGCCCGCCCCAAAAATCGTAATAAAAATTAACTGCATTTTTAGCATCTGCAAATATAATGCACGAAGTAAACAAATAGGGGTCAAATCCATTGGTATGACTGGGATGTGCCACTTTTAACAATTAGTAATATATACACTATTAGTAATTATACCTATCAATAACTTGACAACGAATTAGCGTCCTTAAGTGTTAAATAACGAATCACTATTTGTTAATTAGTGACTTAATAGTTGTTAATTAGTGTTAGTTACATTGTATTGTATAAAATAAAAAAAGGGCAATAACGAAGTCATAGCAAGGGATCTGGACGATAATTGTTTATATATAAGGACGTAATTAGTAATTGTACTCATACGCTAATATAATATTGAAATCTTACATATTTCTGATAATATTATTATATACGATTGATAAGAAATGCTAATTGAAAATGGTTATCATTATCGCACACTAGATGTAGTTGTTCGGTTATCCGCACTTTACAAAAAATCGTGGATTCTCATAAGACTCAGGCACAGTAACATTTTATACATCACTTTGTATCATATGTGTTTGACAAAAGTTCTCCACAATGCTTGTGGAAAACCTGTGGAAAACCTGTGGAAACGCTGTGGAAAACTTGTGGAGATATGGGTGTAACATATATCACACCCATCTGTATCATAACTATATCTCTGTAATATCCTTACTCATATCTAAAATATTAGTTATAAGATTATCAAGATTTCTTAACTTTCTTATATTAGTCTTATAATCTAGGTTATTAGATTGAGATAAAACCCGCTGTTTATAACGATACATAAAGACGCTAAATTGCTTATCGTTTAAGTACTTAATAGGACGTAAGTTTTTAGAATTGTTCATAATTAAAGACGAAGAATAAAGGACGAAGTTACATTTTATACCACGTAATGTGATGGGGGTCATTTTTGCTACTCGTTGACTAAGAACGAAATATAAAGCGATTACTTGTTATGTAATCGCTTGTATGTCACCCATGTAACCGCCTGTAACTGCGATGGAATCAAGTTTAGGTTATATTTCTTATTAATCATCTTAGTCGCTTGTCTGTACTCTTCTGAGATGATTTTGTAATTTTTTGCTGAGATAGAAGGCACTTTTTTAAGAGCGTTTACAATACCTGCACTTATACAAAATGCGTGACCATCTATTGTTACAGATTCTTTACATCCTAGAATGTTTCTTTTAAAGTTTTGAGTTTTTAAACCTGATAGAATAGATTCTATTTGGTTAGCGTTACTTTCAAGTATGTTTACTGCCTTATGCTTATTACTTGTAAAGGTACATACTGAAATATCAGAAACTTTTTTAAGTCTATAGTATGCAAGTATAAGATTTTTAGCATCTATCTTGTTGCGATCCCACTTGTTGCGAATACTTAAGGCACTTGTAACGCCAGCAACATGCTCGATTGAGATCTCTTTTTTAGTCTCATTAGATACTGATTGAGCAAACTTGTTAGCGTCTTTATACCAGTTTAAACCTTCAGTAATTTCAGATTGAGTCGCTTGCTTGAAAACCTTTTCAATATTACCTTTAGTAATCTTGTAGTCTGTTTTGTTAATAGTGATAGTTGGCATAATGTTTAAGTAACTGATCTAATATTAAACCCTATTAATCAGTAATGCAAGTAAATCGGCACACTTTGATGTAACCATTTTTACAAGGTCGCTGTGATATAAGATACAACTCGCTGTAATAAAAATCACAGCAGTTTGTATGATTGGTCACCTGACATTGTATCATATGTACAGCACAAATCTAAAAAATCGTCTACAATTGGTATAAGCAAACGCTCGGCAAGGAAAAGAAACCTACCCTGCCAACTTTTAATTTTATTAATAATTTGTAATATTTAAAAAAAGTTCTATCTCCATTCTAGTATAAGAATCCAGAAAATATAAAAAACTGTAACATAATGAAATATTACAGTTATATTAAGAAATCCAAATTATATTTGGATTCCTACATGTATGTTAAGAAAATCTTTAATTTTCTCTCTCTTTCTTGGTGGGATTGCATACTCATCAGGATACCACTTTACAACTCGCTGACATTCTCTTTTGCTCCTGCCACCTCCTGACTTCTTAACCTGTATTCTATGAGCATAGGTAAATCCCATATCCTCAACATGTCTAAACTCTTTTGTATAGGATGCTGAGTTATCAGAACCTCTATAACCCTTTACTACCTTAAGTAGTACTTTCTGCTGAGTTACCCCTTTAGGGTGCTTTCTGATCTCTTTAATGATCCTTCTGCATAGTGCTAGATCAACGTCTGCCTTCTTAGGATTGACATGTAGTTTTAAGTAATTCATTTGATTAAGATTGAACTATTCATAGATTAGCAGATTATTTTGATAGTCTACGTTAATCAGATACCAACCCATGTATCATTTTTTACATTTTAGTGTAACTGTATAAATTGTACATAATTGTTAAAATGTCTGTAACAATTCACCAATTTCTTATATTTTCGACTATCATAGAGGTATGAAACAAATTCCTAGAAAATAGGTCGGCAAGGAAAAGAAACCACCCCTGCAATAAAATAATATTAGTAATAAATTGAAATATTAATATTTACAACAAATTGTCACAATTCTTATTATAAGATTTTGTTACATCCCATTGTATAAAATGATACTCTCCCCTATTCTGAGAGTGAGTTCCTTATAAATTTTTGGAGTATGCTGTTGCCTTTCTTAACATCCTGTAAGAATTTTGAGTCTAGTGCGACACAAAGTGCGATCACAGAATCCTTATAAGACTTCGGCACTCTTATGTGGATTGTCTCTCCCGCATTGGGGAACTTCTTGGTAAATGGCATGACATAAGGTCTTTGCGTTCTTATACCCTATTATAGCACGAATCCGTGACATGTGACACATTGTGTGAGGACGAAGATATATGTTGCAAATCTTGACGAAGTGCTTGACTTTTTTGCGGTCTTATGATAGAACGAGGGGCAAGATCGCTACAGGACGAAGCATTTAGACGAACTTTTAACCACCTTTGTGAAAGACGAACGTATATTTATTTGACCATTTAGAGGACGAAAAAAGTACATAAGACCTCAAAAGACGAAGAAAACACGAAGAAAACCATAAGAACGAAGATTTCCTACACGTTTCGGTGGACGAAATAATATCATAAGGTTGCATCATGCTTAAGAGTCTGATAATCTATGGAATTAATGCACCATCCAGACTCTTCTGTGATCTGTTCAATCAGGTCATCCTCATCACATGCGTCCCAGATACCGAGATTATCCTCCTCGATAATATCCGCTTCATCTGGTGAGACTCCATATACCTCATCCATGTCTGTATTAAAATCAAATTCAATCTTGGTTACATTAAACCTCATCATTCATTACCTCCATAGTGTTCTGTATTGTAAACTCATAATCAACATTACCATTCACATCCTCATAGTTACAATCTAAGAATGATTCAAAGGTAGAGTTGATGAGTGTATCATTCTGCATATAGTAGAATGTAATGCTATCATCAGGTCGTAGATCACTCTTATTGTAATCTACGAATAAACCTAACTCCTTTACAAGTTCCTTAACTTTCATGATTTAGTTCTTGCAGTAGTCCATTTCTCTGACTTGTTTCATGATTTCCATTTTCTTCATATCAAATGGTGTCAATGGTTCTAAGTCAGATAAGAAACATTCGACTGTTCTCATTTCATAGTCAACAATGTCTGTCATAATCACAGCATAGTTGTTGATTGGTTCACAGATTACCACATGACCAGTAAGATCATCATGTATCTTTGATTTGACGTTAGTGCCAACTTTAATCATAAGACTCCTTCAAGTGATAACTGTATTGTAGCATTTTCCTCTCTGCTGTCAACTATCTTTTCATCATAACAGTCATATTCTTCCTCATAATCATGCCATGACCCATCTTCATACTGTTCAATCGCATGTTGACGGTTGCGAGCATAGATGGTATAAGTACCATACTTATGAAATTTAACATCTATGTAAAATGCTTTTTCGGTCTTGACATCAAACATGTTCAACTCCATAATGGTTTACAATGATGTCCTCCATCTCATTCATCTGATCTTTGGTGTAAATGAGTAGCATATCCTCGATAAGTGATGATGCACAGTTTATGTCATCTGTAATGAGTGATGTGATCTCATAGATGAGTCTTTCCCTTTGTCGGATTGTCTGTGGTGTTGGATTCTGTATCATTTTGTAAGAAAGTGTGAAATTTGACCTACATTAATTCTATTATCTTTCCAGACTAATTTACAAACTTTGTAACTAATCTTATCCAAAATGATTTCCTCCTTTGATTTTGGTCGTCCATCTGGATAAAAGTCATCATTTGCTCTTGATTCGCAAGAGATCTCATTCTCTCGGTCAAATAGCATCTGAAGTGCAACCAGTTCGACATCTGTCAGTTTAAGCGTATTCACCATGTACTCCTTGTAATACTTTGATTTTACCTTTGATGATGATACAATGGTTCATCATGCTCTCTGTGCCTTCAAGGTGATCCATGTACATGTCCAGTACTCCTCGAAGTGTGATGAGTTCATCTTGTGTGAATATACTGTTCATTAACCTAACTCCTCTAAGAGTTCAACATCATACTCTTCACAGTTGCGTACCATGTCAATGAAGTTGTGCTTTGCGATCTCAAGTTGTTCAACAAGACCCAACTCTGGTTGGTCTTTGTGTACTTTGCGAAACCATGCTTTCTCTAGTTGTGCAAGGTGTTCTTTGTAAGTCAAGTTGTAATCAATTTGCATGATTGGAATTGAATTGCTTAATCACATCATATATCAGGGAACTATGCCTGTGAAGTATATGTGTTGAAATGAAAATAGAGTTGAAATGGTATCCCAAAGCACTTGTGAAAGTG